AATAAAATTATCACGCTCACTCTACTCGATGGGCATGAAAGTTGCTGCGGTATCTACACTGTGCGCTGATCCGCGGGTGTGGGATAGTATGCAAATGGCAGGGACCAGTTGTCCTTACATGGGGGCTATTGGTGATGAGGCTACTCAAGGATGGAAAGACAACCCTGATATGATTCCCGAGGGTAGTGTAATAGCTGCTAAATGGAATAAAGAAGAAAAAGAACTTACAAAATCACAAGGATTAACAGATGGGCAAAAACTTCTCAAATTTGTTATATTGGGTATGGCTATGCATTCTGGTATCGTGGCATTCGCCCCTTAGAGCGGAATGTCCTGTTACGTCAACAGGATTATGTACGCCAGGAGTTGAAGAAACCATTGTTATAGATGAAGTAGAAACCATTGAATACGAAGCTGATGGATATACAGTCACAACCGAAACTACCACTACCACGACAACAGTAACTACAACAAATCCAGATTCAGGAGATATTCTTGATGGAGATGCTGGTTATGTTTCATCATCAAAATATGAAGGTGATATGGATTTGGACTGGGGAGGCCAAGGTCCTGCAAGTATGCCGTCTGGAAATTCTTGTTATAATTTAGGCACGGATAAATGTGCTCAGATAACTGGATCAGGTAATTCAACTTCTACACAAGGTGTGCCAGGAATGGGTACAACATTTATACAAACTGTAGATATATCAGACCTAGATATAGAAAATGGTGGAAGAACTAATTATTCAATAAAAGTAGATAAACGCGATTCTCAAGATAGAATCTATATGCATATCACAGGTAAGAATGGAAACACATCAGTATTTAGTGGCACAGATATATTATCAGAGTCTGGTGTGGCAAGTGGCTATCAAACTTATGAAAATGGTTTTGATTTTGCAGGAACAATTACAAAATTAATTATTGAAGTAGGTGGACGTGATATTAACTTGGCAATTGGCCCGCTTTTTGACGATGTACAAATAAACGTATTATACAACGTAGTTTCTACCATAGTTACAGAACATATACTTAGTGTTGAAATGTGGGTAGCTTATGGGGGAAGTACAGAAACAGAAGTTATTGATATTGTAGAAAATATATTTGAACATAATGATGTCATAGTTGATGGACCAGGAGATGATATGTATTTTGAGCCTGAGTTTGATGAGCCTGACATGGATATGTCTTACGAAACTGTTGAGATAGAAATGGAAATGGATTTTGATTTTGAAATGGAATTTGAAATGGAAATGCCTGATTTAGAAATGCCAGAAATGGAAATGGAAATGACTAACTTAGAAATGGAAATGGAAATGGAAATGGAATTACCAGAACCAGAAATGGAAATGGCAGAAATGGAATTACCAGAACCAGAAATGGAGGAAGTAGAAATGGAGACTACAGTGGAGTCAGAACCTGAACCAGAACCAGAAATGGAAATGGAAACAGAGGAGGTACAAGATGAACCTATTGAAGAAGATATGGAAGAACCTCAAGAAGATGTTACAGAAGAGGCAGAAAACGAAGAAAGCGTATCAGAGGCTGAAGCAGATGAAGATCAACCAGAAGATATGGAAGAAACAGAGGATAAGGGTGAAGCCGAAGAAAAACCTGTAAAAAAACAAGAACAAAAAGAAAAAGCGGCTAAAAAGATAGTTAAAAAGATGGGGGATAAAGGTAGATATGATTCAACAAATCAGTTAAAAACGTTAATAGTGATGCAAGTATTAGGAGATACAAAAACCTTTTTTGAATCACAAAAAGAATTAAACGATAGAGAAGGATTTTTTACGGAATTTATGCTACCTGACACCCAAATAACTAATAATAATTTAGCTCAATATTATTTATTTGCTGGTAGTGATGGGTTAATAAATGAAATGATAGATAGTCAATGGCAACAGAAGTAGAAGTAGGTGGAATAAAATTTAGAGGTGGTAAGATATTTGTTATCTTAACTGCACTAACCACAGCAGGTGGTGCTTTATGGGGTGGTTTTGAATTTTATAAAGATTATCTTAATATGAAAGAACAAATACAAGAATATGTTGCACCTGATTTATCAGGGTTTGACAAGGAAATTGCTCTTACAAAAAAAGAAATGGAAAGTAAGACTGACTTAATACAGACAGAAGTAAACATGATTGTACAAGAAATGGAAATGATTATGTCAGAAATTAGACTTGTTTCTGATGTAGCTAATGAGTTAAAAAATGATTTACGTCAAGACGTAAGAAGAGTAGAGAAAATTGTTAATGATGTAGAACAACAAGTAAAAGAAGATTCTAGAGATAATGCAAAAGATTTAAAAGTTACAATTGATACTTTAGAAGATGACATGAAAAAATTAGAAGAAAAAATAAAACTAGCACAAAAAGAGTTAGAAGAAAAAATAGACAAAAGGATTAAAAGAGCATTAGAAAATCCTTTAGGAGGGTAAAATGAAAATATCAGATAACACAGCGATTAGTATGCCTATGAGAAACCTAATTGGGTTGATTGCAGCCATAGGAATTGGAATCTTCGCCTACAGCGATTTAACTCAAAGGCTGACCCAACTTGAGACTGCAAGACAATTAATGGAAGCTGATTTGTTAAAAAAAGCTGAGCAAACACCCGTAAATCAGGAGCTCTACATGTTAATTGAGTTTCTAGCTGGGCAAAATGAGGTCATGGAAAAAGAAGTGCAGTCTATTGAATCCAATAATATAAATATAGATTTTTTAAAAACTCAATTAGAAAAAATGCAAAGTGATGTAGAAAACTTAAAAGACAAAGTGAGGCAAAATGGCAGTAACTGAGGTAGTTTTTGCAATGATGATGATTGTAAATGGGTCCATGGATGGATTTATGAAAACAGATGGTTTATCACATTGCCTTAAAGTTAAAAGAGAAAGTGAGCGCAACTTATCAGAGAGTAGAACAAATGTTATTCGTTATGAATGTGGTCAAGTGTTAGCAGAATTAGAGCCAGACTCAGAAGGCGTGCTTAAAATAAAAAAGATAATAGAGCGTAAATAATGGAACCAGTAACTATAGCATATATAATTTTTGGAACTTTATGGGTTATGGGAGCTATAACGTATTTATAAAATATGGCTAAAAAAATAACAAATGAGTATTTTACTCCTGTTAGAAAAAGAACGAGTATAGGTAATTCTAGTAAATCTAAACCTAAAAATAAACATAAGTTAAAATCATGGAAAAAATACAACCGACAAGGAAACAGATAATAGAAGATGTTAGGATTTGGTCTAAACATTTTTTAGAAGTTCCTAATCTTCATTTAGGTGGGGTGCCTGCATGTCCTTTTGCTAAAAAAGCATGGCTAGATAAGAAAGTATGGGTAGCTGTTAAAACCAAAAATAGCACCTATAAAAAAGAATTAAATGATTGTCTTAAAAATTTAGATTTTACTAAGAAAGAAATATTAATATTTTGTGATCCTTATTTTAGTTATTCTCCTGATGAACTTCATGTAGCTACTGAAGATTTTAATGAGTGGTATAATAGAAAAGACTTCTATTTTATGAGTTTTCATCCCTCTAATCCTGCAACCGAAGAAGAACAAAAGTTCCTTGTTTCGCCAAATAATGACACTAATTTATCTGGTCCTGATTATAAATATTCTATGATGCTGGTACAAAAGTTCTCGCAATTACAGGAAGCTTCTGATAAATTGCACAAACAAGGTTATTATGAAATGTGGCCTGACGAATACTATCAAGAGGTTGTGGTATCTCGTGCTAATAAATACAAAAAGATCAATGGAGGTCTATCATGATGGGTAAAAAGAAAACTGCTAAAATGCGTGGTGGCGGAAAAGTTAAAAAAACTGCTAAAATGCGTGGTGGCGGAAAAGTTAAAATGTTAAAAAAAGGCGGTCAAGGCTACACAGATAGAAAAGATGAATCTATCGCAATGAGAATTAAGAAAAAACGTACACCAGCTCAATTAAAAGCTAGTAGAGATGAGTCATACGGTAAGTTTGGTAAAGGCACTGGTAAAGGCGTTATTAATAAACGTGGCGGTGGTATTGCAAAAAGAGGTATGGGAATAGCGAAGTAATTAGATGTCTATTAATACAGGGACACCTAGTTATTCTTCTACAGCTGGATTTATATTAGATTTAGATTCTTTAATTGAAGAAGCATTTGAACGTTGCGGTTTACAAGATCGTACTGGTTACGAATTAAAAACCGCTCGTCGTTCTATTAATTTAATGATTGCTGAATGGGCAAACAGAGGATTAAATTTGTGGACTATTCAACAAAGAGAAGCAACGGTTACATCAGGAACAAAAGTTCTTTCTGGCACGGCTTTATATTCAGTAGATTCTGCAGGAAATGCTACTACTGATGATAATGATAGTTCTCAAATTGTAGATATTGATAGCGCTGTTATGTCAAATAGCAGTGGGGATTATTCAATGACTAAAATAGGTAGATCTACTTATTGGGATTATACAGTTAAAACTACTCAAGGTAGACCTGCTCAGTTTTATTTTGAAAGAACCATACTTCCTAAAGTTTATCTTTTTCCAGCAGCTGATGCTACTTATACTTTTAAATATTATGCATCTTTACGTATGACAGATATAAATGCTTATACTAAAAATGCGATGATACCTTTTAGATTTTTACCATGTTTAGTAGCAGGATTATCATATTATGTTTCTATGAAATATGCACCAGAAAGAATTCAAATTTTAAAAGCTGTATATGATGAAGAATTTAGTAGAGCTGCAGCGGCAGATGTAGAAAAAGCTAGTTATAGTATGGTGCCACGACAAACTTTATATTTTGAATAGGAAAAAAAATGGCTAAATACTCATCTGGTAGATATGCTCTTAGAATTTCTGATAGATCTGGAATGGCTTTTCCATATAATGAAATGGTCCAAGAATGGAATGGTTCATGGGTGCATGTATCGGAATTTGAACCAAAACAACCTCAATTAGATCCAAGAAATCATCCTAGAGATTTTACAGCATTACAACATGCTAAACCTCAAATAGCTAACGCTAGAGTTTATGTAGGAAATAATACTGTAAGAACTCCCACAGGAGAAGTAGTATTATCCCCTAGTGGAGATGTTTATGATGGAGTGGGAGATGGAACAGCAGTTAATTCTTTTCAAACTCTTTTAGAACCAGTTACTAATTACTACGCAAATGGCGTGGCCTATGCAGATACTCAAAGAAGCATGATGCCTCTTAGTGTACAACAACCACAAAAAAGCACAGGGTTGTTATCTCGTCCTGGAAATGTTACAGTGAGCACCTCATGACCGATTATTCCGATTTAAATGATAATGTAAGAAATTACACTGAAACAGATACTAATGTTTTATCTGATGCAATTATTAAACCTTTTATAGAATCTATTGAAGATCAACTAATGAGAACAGTAGATTTAAATTATTACAGAAAATATGATTCTGCCACGTTAACCGTTGGCAACCCTTTTATGCCTCTTCCTAGTGATTGGCAAGCAACGAGATATTTACAAATATATGATGCTAGTGCAAGTGCACCAGAGAGAACTTACTTGCTACAAAAAGATATTTCGTTTATGAATGAATATTGGCCTGATAGGACAGCTAATGCTACCCCTAAATATTACGCTATGTGGGATCAGGATACACACTATATAGCGCCAACCCCGAACGCTGCATTAACTGTAGAGATCGCATACACGTACAAGCCTGATGGTTTATCAAGTACACAAACGTCTACTTGGTTAAGTCAAAATGCTCCAAACGTGCTCTTATATGGTTGTATTTTACAAGCACTTGGATACTTGAAAGGTCCAGCAGATATGATACAATATTATGATAAAATGTTTAACGAGTCTATACAGGCTCTCGCAACATATGAGATGGGGCGTGACCGTAGAGACGAATTTCGAGATGGCGTTATTCGTATCCCTCTCGAGTCAAAGAACCCATAGGAGATTATTATGGCAATAAATCAAGCTGTTTGTAACAGTTTTAAAGTGGAGATTCTGAAAGGCTTGCACAATTTTACGGCAACGACAGGGAACACTTTTAAATTAGCGCTTTACGATTCAGAAGCAACATTAAGTAAATCAACAACTGTCTGGCAAGGAACAGATGAAGTTGCAAACTCAGGCACTTATTCAGAAGGTGGCGGAGCATTAACATCAGTAACACCAGCTTTATCAGGTGACACTGCTGTTTGTGATTTCTCACCAGACTTATCTTTTACAAGTGCAACTATTTCAG